TTGTGTATATTTTTTCACTTTTAAATGGTCTAAATAACTTAATTTGAGTAAGCACGTTCTTGACCAACTATTTGGTCAAGGTTGGCACAAGGCCAACATACCCCACCTTTCAGTGTATTTCAGTTGCATTAAAGCAACGGGACTAGACTATATCTTAAGGGAATTTGCCTTGCAAACTCCCCCACTTACATTTAGTCGTTGAACCTTCTGCATATACTTTTTAATACAAAGTACGTAGCAGCTTGGATGCGGATTGCCCAACTTCAGTGACATTTTTACCATTGGGGACGGTTGTTAACCGTGGTCCTTTCAAAAGTTTCCAATTAAAAGTGGTAGTCACGAATCTAAGGGGTTTCCCGCAGTTTGAAAGTGTTGCAAATTGTTGTTTACAATTCACTAGCAAACTTCTTTTACAAGTTTACTTTTTGGCCCATTAATTACTATAAAATAGGCCGCCCCGCGGCATCTTCTTTGTTTCCAAAAAAGGCGGACTATATCTTAAGAAACATGCATCTAGCATACTCCCCAACTCCATTTAGTCTCTGAACCGTCTTCCAGATGATTTTGGAAGCTTGGCTGCAGGTCGTCCAATCCTTGGCGTTATTACCACTGGGTTCGGCTATTAACCGAGTTCTTTTTTCACCTTCCGATGTAAAAATGGTAGCCAAGGCTAGCACAAATCACTTATGTGATTTTGCACTGGAAGCAACGCTTCCTAAGGAGTTTCCCGCAATTTGAAGTTGTCGCAAACATTTTATAAAAATGTCTACTAGTCAGTTATATAACAGTAATAATATACTGTCCTTGAATTTCCACTGTTTTTCTTGCCAAGTATATCAAGAAACTTAGCAAGCAGCTGACTGTTTGGCACAGGTGATAAAATATCTTTATGCCAGCCATAATGCGAAGGACGTTGTAGTTGACTGCAAAGACCTTGAGTCTTCCAGTGTTGTCCGAGGCAAGGGTGGTGTTCATTTGCAGAGTAGCATTGTCAATTCGAGACATGTTGACCGTCCCTGAAGGCTGGTGCTGCTCAGGGTTGAGAGCAAATGAGTACACGTAGATTCCATTGCTGTCAGGAATGCGAGTGTGATGCTGGTATGGCTGCACAAGAGAGAAGTAGCCAGCCTTGCGCTCGCTAAATCGGTCATGGCCATTGAGCTGAAGCTTGGCAGTGCCAAGAATGTGGTTGCCACTATCAGCAAAGTCAAAGGGCTGTTCAGCACCATCCAAATGGAAAGCCCAAATGAGCTCCTTGCATGGGTGGTTGAGAGCTAGCTTGCTCTTGACAGCAGAGTTGGAGAATGACTCGGCTCCAGTGAATTGGAGTTGTTCAATCGTCCCAGTGAATTGTAGTTGGTATAGTACCAATACAACTTCACTGTACCCCACCTTTCGGTGAATTTAAAACTAGGGACTAGACTATATCTTAAGGAAATCTATGATTTCCCCATTACCATTTAGTCGTTGAACCTTATTCTTAAGTGATTTTGTTGCTCGTTTGTTGAGCTTTGTATTCTATTGCTAGCTTGAGCTTTTCTTCCATTGTAAGCTTTGTAGAAGTAAAATGCTTTTGAGATTGACCAGGTAATGAAACACAATATCCAGGATTAGATGCTTTCCTTATTGTTTGAATATACATAGGAAGGTCTGTATTGTCCTTTCTTCGACTTTTAGAACCCTTTTCACAAACTTCTTGTGTTCTTATTCGTTCATTTATTTTTCGTCTATTCTCTTCAGACGGTGTTGTCGGGTTCTCTAGTCGAGCTTGTCTTATCTTTTCCTTTGTCTCGGCAGAATGTTTGTGTCCTTTTAATCCATTTGAAATCGCTTGGCGCCATTGGTCATGTACAACGCGACGAGAATGTGCTTCGCGCATTCTCTTTTTGGTTGCTTCAGATGGTATTCCACCTTCGCCTCCAGTTGTCAAGTTGTATCCATTTGGCACAAGTGTATCATAATGTTGGATATAATATATTTCATAATAGTTCAATTCATTGTTGTTCACTTCAATTAGTGTCTCAACATCAAATGAACCATATTTTTCATACGCTTTAGCAACTAGTCTACATGGATTACCAGGAGCTTTGTGTTTTTGGATACGTTTTTCAACTGTTCGAGTTGTTTGACCAACATATTTCTTACCGTTTGGAAAAGTTAAACAGTAAATATATCCCATCGGATATTTGTTTTTTTTAGCTAGCAATAGAATCTTTAAATCACTTTTAGAATCTTGGCTGCGGATTGTCCATTCGGACAACTTTGTTTTGTTGTCCAATTCTTGACGTTTTTACCAAGCAAACCATTGGTTTGCCCCCGCACAAGGCGGGCCGGGGTCGGCTATTAACCGAGATCCTCTTAATTGTTTCCAATAAAGAGTGGTAGTCAAGACTTTAGGAGTTTCCCGCAATTTGATAATGTCGCAGACACATGTCTGTTGTGTTACTTGGTGGTGTGGATAAAAACTGGGAGGCGGTTCACACCATAGTAACAAACAAACATGTTCCACTAGCAACAGTATACAACCTGAGCAACGTGTGTTACGTGTGTAGATTGTGCAGAATACATACAACTTTTTCCCAACATAGAGTCTGCATATGTTGAGGTGGTTACTTTTTTCCTCTTAAACAAAAGGTATTCATGTTGAACTTGCGCAAATTGGCGACGCTCATCGGTATCAAGGTAGATGTAATCAACATACAATGAAGCATTCGTGAAAGAAGGAGTGGCAACAGTGGCACCACCCTCAAGAATGTAGCAAGAAGATGCAGGAGCAAATGTAATGTTGAACTTAACTTCATGATATTGAAGGGCGATGAGTGGAAGCGCGAGACCAGGATTTCTACAGCGTTCATGACCGTTGTTTGGTCAAGGTTAGCACAAGGCTAACATACCCCACCTTTCGGTGTATTTATAGTTGCACACTAACTGTTGGTTAGTTGCAACTGGGACTAGACTATATCTTAAGCAAACCGAGAATCGGTTCCCGATTTACCCATTTCCGTTTAGTCGTTGAACCTCCTGCATGCACTTTGTATACAAAGTATGTAGCAGTTTGGCTGCGGATTATCCATTGTTATATCTGTGAGATTTTTACCGAAGGGAATGATTCCCTTGTGGCTACGCCACTACCCAAGTTAGAATCTTGGCCATTATATCGTTTCCAATATAACTTGGTACTAACAGCTTTAGGATATCCCCGCAGTTGGGAAATGTTGCAAATTGAAGTGCGTGGACACTTTCAATTCACTAGCGACTATACTTGCAGTTATGGGATAAAAACTGGGAGGCGGTTTCCATAACTAAGGAGTATTAACTGTTTTTTCATCAACTTATCCTTATCAGTTGACGCAGGTCGCTTTTAAGGTCAATGTATTTAACCAGAATTGAAGAGGAACGTAAAGGGTATAAGCAGCATGGGTGTCAGCAGCAGCGTTAAGAGCAGCAACATCACCAATCATCTCCTGGTAACCTTCATATTTCTCCTCGGTTTGGGTGAGCTCGTTCCAGATCTCGAGCCAGTCACCATAGTGCTTGTCAATGACTTGGCCACCAATTTCAATGGAGACCTCGTCAATGAGAGCGTGACCAAGCTTCTGAACCCACTTGACAGAACCAGTGGTTCCATTAGTGTTGTTGAGAGCAGGCAGCTCAACCTGGAGGTAAACCTTGTGAATCAAATCACCGTTTCGTGAAACAGTGCATGAAACCTTCTTTCCAAAATCGACAGTTCCGTTGAAGGTCTGCTCGATGCTCTCAGAAGCAATACAAGGCGCGACATATTTATACATCGTTTTCCAACCATGAAAATGCCTTGTGGACTATACCTTAAGCAAATGACTTTTATCATTTACCGACAAACTTCTAGTCTCTGAAGATTCTTCTAAATACTTTCCTGCAAATACTGTTTAGCAATTTGCAAAAAAACTTTAGAAGCTTTCCTGCGGATTGCCCATTGCAAATAACCTAATAGTTACTTTTATACTACACGTTTTTACCACAGCGCAGCTTGCAAGCAAATTTACAATTGCACTGGCAATCTCTGAAAAGATTGCGTGGGTTCGGGCACTAACCGAGTTCTCTTATATTGTCACCAACACAAGATGGTAGTGTAGTCTTTAGGGGTTTCCCGCATTTTGAATGTCTCGCAAATGAGCATGATATGGATAAAAACAGGGAGGGGCTACGGTTCATATCACGCTTCATTTACTAGCAGCTAAGATCCTTTTCAGAGCTGCTCTTCTAACCTTGCGGTTTAGTTAGTGTGTCGTCTGTACACGACTTTAAAAAAAGTGATCTGAGGGTTACCTGTACATGCCTCATACTCTACCTCTAGGTAAAGTTTAGACTATATCTTAAAAGGACGCATTTGTCCTCCGAAAACCATTTAGTCGTTGAACCTTCTTCTTGAAATCTTAAAAGCTGTGTTTTTACTAGTCTTATTTGATCTGCATCCAAATTGTCCTTCTTAGAGCAATTAAATTGTATAGTTACTGGAAATAAATTACTCCAATTCCAACATTCATATTTAACACTCTCAATCTCGAGATTGAATTTGTTGACTGGTATTACATGATCAATGGACCAGTATTGCCCATAATTTTCCCAAGTCATGTCATATGTGAAATTGTATTCCAACCATTCACGGAGAAACAGGATATCGCAACCGATATACTTCATAGTTGAAGCTTTCTTTTGTAAAACGGTTCGCAAGCGGGCTGCAAGTGATTTCCTAATTCGATAGTGAGGGTTTTTTTGTTCAAGCTTGCACCATTCTTTTTTACACTCCTTTACATGCAAAAGGTAACAAGCACAACATAATTTTTTGTCGTGCTTTTTTAGTTTGGCAAATTCAACTAAAGGCTTCTCCTCTCCACATCTAGTACAATCTATGATAGTAGTTAGGGCAATGTCATGCCTTTGTTTTTTCTTTCGCAGCTTGTCATATTCATTATCACACGTTTTACATTGCTTTCTAAATCCCCCTCCGTTGTACTGTCGAAACCTGTCATTGGATTGCACTAGTTTACAATTGACACATTCCATGCCTTTAGGAACTTTATGTTCTTAGCTTTTAAATTCAAGAAGCTTGGCTGCTGATTGCCCATTTCCACGATACATATATTATGTATTGTGTCATCTTATTTATTATCACCATATCCAAGTTTGCTCTTGGCCAGTATATCCTCACGAACATACCTTGGTAAAATAAGCTTTAGGGGTTCCCAGCAATTTGATTTTCTCACCAAGGTACCGTTGTACCTTGATTAACATCTGTGGTTTGTGACACCGTAGTTCACAAAGCCACAAAGTGGGTTGTGGACATCTTATTGTTTCAATGTCCCACGATGTTTTTCTACCCTACAGGATTTTTAAGGTAGATATCTTGCGTTTTCATATGTATTTCTACATATGCTAGAGTACACCTTAAGAACACCTTTGCCGTTGCAAAAGTGCCCCAACTTCCGTCTACTCGTTGAACCTTCTTCTCAAGAGAAGCTTGGCTGCGGATTGTCCAATCAATTTTCTTTGCAGAAAATGAAGCATTTGTTTTGCTTCCTTAACATTTTTACCACAACACAACTTGCAAGCAAGTTAGCATTGGCAATCTCTAAAAGATTGCGTGGATACGGCTATTAACCGTGTTCTCTTTTTCCCTTTCAGTAAAAAGATGGTAGTTAAGGCTCTAAGGAGGTTCCCGCACTTTGGAAGTTTCGCAAATTATCCATTTTCATGGACAATTCACTAGCAAGCACTTTTTATGCTCACTTTTAGCACCCAAGATTTCCTAAGCGCCGTAAGCGACCAATTGCATTAGACCGCCTCCCATTGTTGTATTGTTTTTATACAACACGCCAAGAAAATAATTTTCAGTAATTGAACTTGAAATTATCCTTAAAAAGCGCGCGACCATTATACAACAACGGTGCGTTACAAGGTTAGTCACAAAAATGGTAACATTGCATTCATTTGCCATTATTTTTATTCTATATGTATACTTATATACACTACACATTACCCACGAAGATGACTTGTTTTACCTTTTTGAAAGCGGTGTGCCAAAGAGTACAAAAAACAAAAAAGAACGACACAACCGAGGATGTTGTGGAAGAGCTCCTGGTTGCTGCTGTAGAGGCACTTGCTGATCAAGACAACAAAGACAAACCGGACAAATTAGTAACATTCCCACAATTAGATGCTGAATAATGTCATTTATTATTCATTAGCCATTTCATAAATCCATTAGCTACACTCACATTCATAATCACACTACTACTACCTGAGGTTGCTCCAACATCTACCCATGACCCTATGTCTTCCGTTTTGATAGGATTGCCCACAATGTGCTTTTTGAGACATGGGTCTTCGCATGTAGTGCTTCCCTTTAACATTTCATAGATGCTCCCTTGCTTGCGAGTAGGACTGTGGTTGTGGTTGTGGCAAAGTGTCTCTTGAACTTGAGCCATCGAATATCTGTGACCTTGATCAATTTGCAACAACTTTTCAATCAACATCTTTAGACAAGTGTCTTTTATTCTTTGTACTTTGCCATTAATATATGCTTGTGCATCTTTTCGCCGGAAAAAACTCTCCAACTCCCTAATGTCACTAATACTAGGAAAGGGTAGGGAGTTACATAATATTTCGTACAAGCACACTCCAAAACTCCAACAATCTACTTTGCTACTGTAAAATGCACTTCGGGCTTCACTCCCACCAGCTTTTTGCTTTTTGTATGAAGTAAAATTCTCAAGCCTTTTCATATTGAGTAACAACTCGGGTGCCATGTAGTACGGTGTCCCACATAACTTGAAATATTTCTTGCACAACGTGTCTTGATAGTCACAATCGGAAGGCGTCTTGATCGACAGATCATAACAACTAAACCCAAAATCGGACAATTTGAATGACAAGGGAAGAGTCATCAATATGTTGTGTGGTTTTATATCCCTATGAATTATACCCTTGTCGTGAAGATACATCAGACCAAGCGACACTTGATTGGCAAAACCATATACAAAGTCGTTGGAAACCCGCAATTCCCTTTTCAAGTATTCATAAACATCGCCTCCGTTACAGTATTCCATGTGAATAAAAAACATGTCATCGTTAAAAGTACAATCGTGAAACTTGATGATGTTTTGATGCTCAATCAGTTTCAAAATTTCTACCTCACTCTTAATCAAATCGGTCAACCTATTCTCATAATACTCGTACTCTTGTGTCTTTTCAAACATGTTTTCTTGAAAAGGTGTGATGTTCACCATAGATTGACACGCCTGCGATACGTATTCAACGTCCCTTCCTCTGTTCTTGTTTGAAGCAACGTACTTTGCTACCAAAGTTTTGATATTGATTTCCTTTATTATAAAATACTCGTTGTATTCCATGCGTCCAAATAATGACTCACTGTTGTTCTGACACAAATATACATTGGAAAAAGCTCCTTTGCCGATTTGTTTGACTAGATTAAAATTTTCAAACTGTACGACATTTGACATTCAGAACGTCTCTTGATAGTACTCATCAAATTTTAATTAAATATATTTACGTATTTAATTAATATTCATTGAATTGAGAAAAGCATCAGTGCAATTGTAACCACTCTGGATGAGCTTTGTCTTGTCATGTCTTGATAAAGAAAAATTTAATGTATGGGCGACATCGCCACTTTTCACTCTCAATGTATGTTTTGCAATGTTGCTGTTGCAACTTTTCTTGTCCTGCTTTTCTCTGTGAATTACAAAACAATTGATTACATTGAATATATAATTATCTAACCCCTCCCTCTCGTTCCTGGCTAGTTTGTCCTCGTGCTCAAGCTTGATGCCCAACACTCCTTCCAAATTGTCCTCAAACAACTCTATAGGATACGAGTTTATAACACCTCCATCAACATACACGTCCCCACTGTACGTTTCTGCTGTAAACACAAAAGGTATACCAATGGATATTCTTATCGCTTTGGTAATCCTCATGTTTGGCTGACTCTTGTAACTAAAGACTTCGTACGTATACTTGCTAATGTTTGTAGCACACACCTGGAATTCAATGTTGGTGGCTTCGTACAGTTCTTTAAAGGTCGCGTCTTTGCTTATGCCTTTCCTAATCATCAACGTCTCAATCCAAGAAATGATGTTGTCGCCTGTTTCAATGCCATACTTTGTCAAGACATTTCCCAACTGGATGTCTCGTAACGCACTAAAGTTCTTGGCCATGACCTCCGTCATCATGTCATCCGCAGTGTATCCTAGAATATACATCAAACCAAAAATAGACCCTGCCGACACGGCACATAATATCTTTACATCTATTTCAAGCCCCATTTGCTCCTCTAGCCTTTTAAACACACCAACATAAGATACACCACGTATGCCACCCCCTGAACAAATCAATGTATGTATCTTTGCTGTCTTTGTTTTCTCCGTTGTCTTTTCCATTCCTTCTACCATAATACAAGATAAAAATGTTCAAGCTAGAATATCTTTCAAGTAAGCTTGGCGTCGTTCTTGAATGGAATACGTGCGTTCGGTGAAAAACTCGTCGTTCAAGTAAATCATCAACTTGTAATCACTCAAGTTCATACCGTGAAGGTCTTCTAAATAAGAAATGAAGTAGTTCAAACGACTTTCTTCTGTACAGCTCTCAAAGTAGAGCACAAACTCCCGTATGTACGTCGTTGCATCAAGTACAATATCTCCATCGTCATTCACAATGCTACAATGCACGATTTTGTTTTTGTGCTTTATACATTCCCTCACGTCATTCATTTTCAACTTTCTTGTTGGCTCTTTTGTGTTGACAACGTTGATGTGAAACGTTTTCTCATTGTACACAACTCGATACCTATCTACCGAAAAGTCTGCATTGGGTGTGAATATAGTGTCAATGTACCGAATATCATTCTTTGTGTTTATAAACTGCTGCTTCACAAATAAATACAACTTTATGGACACTATAAACATCATGATGGCAAGCTTGAGATACATTCTCTTGAACAACAACAGAGACCCAACAATTCCAAGTGTCAACACAACAAAGTACATTACGAATTTAAAAACATTAAACATTTGTTTTTAAATGGATTTCCTCTCCTTTCTTGAAAGCAATACCAACACCAACACCAATGCCAATACCAAAACAACTATACCCATTCAAGCGTCTATGAATATGGAATTCAAGCATATCCGTCAAGGAATGTTTGTCAAGGTTGTTGCTATTCCAAACAGCGCATTGAATGTGTACAAAGGTTACAAAGGAGAAATTAAAGAGTACAAAGCAGGCAACGAATACGCAGTTGTTGTTCTACATTGTATTAATAACCTGCCGGCGGTAAAGTTCCCCTTGAACCACTTTGTTACTGTGTAACGATTTTAACTTACCACGACATTGTCGTATTTGATGGTTTGTTTTGATTGTAGGATGTTGGTTAGCCCTTTAGTGAATGTTTTAAGCCCTTGTAGTTTCTCTTGCTTAAGCATGCTTGATTGTACATTGATGGGGGATTTATTAATATTGTAAAGACATTCGCATTTAGACGGTTGCTTATTCAACAACACTAATGACACATTATGTTGAACCGTTTTTATATAACCATTCGAAACATAGATGAACCAACTTTCATTCTTGGATTTCAGTTTGAGTCGCTCGTACATTTTGATAAAAGTCATTAATCCCCTTTCAATAATGTCACAATCATTGTTCGTGTACTCTATAGACACATCTTCAAAGATATTTAATTTATAGACTCCTTGCTTTTGCAAGTGTGTCTCCAAAAAAACCTTTAAACATTTGACAAGGCTTTCTCTATCATACTCTGCTGTCATTTGAATGACAAAATACACATCCAACTCGTTAAGTACGCCTTCCATTACCTTGATCAAGGTGTCAACCATTTTCATTTTTTATTCCCCTTTTTAATTTATTGCCAAATGGTAAGTAAATTACAATGAGGGTTGTGCTTCCCAAAGGGATAGATTACACGTTGTACAAGGGACAAAGTGGGATGAGTACAAAAGATTGGGGACCAGACGCTTGGTCGTTTTTGTTCACATCTATCATGGGGAGATACCCTTTAAAAGTGTCAAAACATAACAAAGACCATGTGTCCGTTAGAAAACATTTTAAACACTTGTTAGTGTCCTTGAAGGACATTCTTCCTTGTGTATTTTGTAGTAACTCGTTCAATTCGTTTCTTAAAGAGTTACCCATTGAACCTTTTCTTTCTGGCCGACTTGAGCTTATGTACTGGTTGTACTTGATGAAAGACAAAGTCAACAACAAGCTCATCGCTCAAGAACAAGAGTGCCTAAACGATGAAAAGGAGCGTCTCAAAAATCTGTATTATACGAGACGTATTTCGAAGCAAGAATATCATGACAAACTCTCAACGTTTAAAAAGATGACGTTTTGCACTCAACCTTCTCCACCTTTTAAAGAAATTCTGGACAAATACGAACAATACAGGGCAGTGTGCTCAAAAAAGGCCAAAACGTGCTCGAGGCCAACTAGTAACATTATTTTATCTAAAAAGACTTAGACATGGACAAACATCCTACCATCTTTTCTGTTTTTGAAAATGTAGCTTTCAAATTCATATCCTAAATACAGGCAAGCTTTACGTTTTTTATGATACACTCTCACATTTTGAGCATACGTGTAAACACTTTTCACCTCAATTATGAGATTCATTGAAGGTATGTAGATATCAGGGTAGTATCTGTGATACTGTCCATTGTCATCAACATACCATACCTCGGGCATGTCAGTGCGTTTTGTGAGTATTTCGGATTCGTGGAAACACTCAAGAAGCTTGTCGATTGCCATATCTTCATATCCTTGGATTCTAATAGTATTACCAGATGGATAGTGGTAGTCTTTATATTTTATTGAATGACGACTCGACCTTTCTGCAATCTCAGAATTTTGCATAGCATGTGCAACTCCATATTTCCTCAAATTTGTTAAAGTGCTTTTTCCCCGGATGTTTTTGTTTTGAAATGGGTTTGTGAACCCGTACCGAATGACGTTTGTTTCTCGCACTCTATCAAGAATTTCTTTGTTTTGTAATGCGGAACCACATCCATACCTTTCTAGCATAGTTTTTGTAATCTTGAGACGTATCATAGGACTGATTAAGACATTATCTACACCATACTTGTCAAGCACCGTCTTCTTAATCTTCTCTCTTATGACACTTGATGACAAAGACTCTTCATTGCCGTATTTTTTCAAGTTGGTACGTTTTCGCTTTGCTGCAACATCGGGTCTACTGCTGTGATACTCGACACCATATTTATCAAAGCACGCCTTTTTAATCCGCTCTTGCATTTCAGGAGCATTCATGGAACACGTTGTACCATATCGTTCTAAAAAAGATTGTTTAATTTTCTCTTTGACATCATCTCGTTGCCCATTCCATTCAACGCCGTACTTTGCAAGATTATTTTTTTTCATTGTGTTCATAACAACGGGTGAGCCAAATGTGGTTGTCGACCCATACCTTTCCAAATTCGTTTTTGCAATTTTAGCTTGAATCGTTTCATTATGAATGGCATATTCGCAACCGTACTTTCGTTTGTTTGCGTCTTTGACCTTTTGTTTAATATCTTCATTGGAGAAAACATTCTCGACCCCAAACTTGTCCAAATTCGTTTTGGCAATCTTGTCTTTTATAACTTTACTGTACATAGGGTTTAGTACGCCGTGTCGCTCCATCATTGTCTTTCCCATGCGGTCTTGGATACATGTTTGATTATTGCATCTTGTTCCCGCATGATAAAACCTATTGAACGTTTGCTCAGCTTCCTTACCACAAACGCAAACAAATCTCAATTTGAGCCTGTCGCTTGTATATTCATCCGAAAGCAATTGGCAACCATGGTCTTTCATGTATTGTTCAACATACTCTAAAGAATATTTTTTGGGTATTCCTTTTGTTGATTTCTTTGGCAAAAGTGATGCTGCTTGTTTCTTGTTTGCTACCTTTTTTTGAGTCGCATTTTTTTTACACTGCAAGCATACTTGAAACTTTAGAAAATAGGAATAGGTCTTGGTCAATTTGTGCCCCAATTGACATGCGTATTCCAGTGGTAATTTTATAGAGATGTAATCAGACAAGAGTGTAAACCCATGCTTGTGCAACGCCGCTTCAACATGCTCTTTTGTAAGTTTGGACGGCATTTGGTCAAGATTATAACTTTAAATTTTTTGGTTATAATCTACAATTCTTATCTTTAAATAAATTTTTTAAAGGAGGTGTAGAGCACGTCTATTCGCACCCGCGGGCTGCTCGAAACTGCTATTTAGGAAGGGCGAGACAGATTCTTTAGGAATTGGGGGCGCTGATCGAAGGTCATGATAAGGGATCTTGTTTGACTGCATCACAGTGTTGATGCCGACATGATAACCGCTCACTAGGAAATTTTGCTCCTTAAGTAGCTTGGACACTGGGTTTTGCTTGGCAAAATCGTTCGCGTCATCATACTTGGGCAAGAGGTCTTCAGCATTCAGTTGACTCTTTTCTTGTGGAACTTGGGGGACTTGGGGGGCTTCAGGAGCTTGGGGCATCTCAGGCACTTGGGGCATTTTAGGGGCTACAACATCTTCGGAATACATTGGAACTTGATCAGCTCCAACTACGTTCTCTAATCCTTCCTGTGTATATTTAAAGACCAAGTAAATCCCAACAACTACAAGCAATACTTGAAGCATAGAATTAGATTGGACTTGTTTGATTGCAGATGTAAACATTGCTTTCTATATTTTTAATATAGTATAATAAAATAAATTTATAATTCTTAAAACAAATCCCTAAATGGAAGAGTCTAAAACATCTGATGACAAAGGTTCTGCTGGAGAAAGTGATGCACACACGGCCGAGTCCGTAGAGAATGTCGATGTGATCTTGGATTTTTTTGACCAACTTCAAGAAAGAATGGCGTATAGCCCTCTCTTTTTGTTTGGTGTTCAAAGCACGGATATCACTGATCTTGTACATGATTGTCTCAAACATCAATCAAGTACTCACACTTTTTCACCATTTGACATGTACACGAATTATTGCATGACAAATCGTTCTAGATATGATGACTTCATTGCCGAGTACGAGTCTGAACTCCGTGTCTCTTACAACATGATGTCATGCTTCCTCAATCGAGCTTTCAAGTTTCCAATACATCTTCGTAAACTCCATTGGGGAATGTTTTGTTTCATCTACACAGATTAAATAACGTGTTTTGTTTTGATTTTTATTATAGCACACAAAAGTAACAAGAATGATTCTCTCAATTGATATTGGTTTGAAAAACCTAGCATTTTGCATAATGGATTGTGGAAGCGACACACAAGACATGTCATGTTATGCTATTCACTTGTGGGACACGTACAATACCTTGCAAGAAGAGGAACACAAGTGCAAAGGATTGCTGAAGAATGGCCGGGGGGTTTGCAATAAGAAAACAAGTTTGCAATACGTAGATTCAGATGGCGGTCGTCACTACACTTGCAAAACGCATTTTCCCAAAGACCCCAGTTTACGTAAGATAAACTACAAGGAAAAAGCTGTCAAGGATTATTTGCTCCAAGATATTGCTAGAATTGTTCTACAGCAGGTGAATCAAATATGTGAAAACAACATGGACCTGTTTGTACAACTTACCCAAGTCATTATAGAATTGCAACCAAAAATTAACAACAAGATGAAGTTTGTAAGTCACCTCATTTTTGGAAAATTTGTTGAATTGTTTCCACAAGTTAGTGTGCGATTTGTAAGAGCGGCTCACAAACTCAAAGCTTACTTGGGGCCGGATATGTCTTCCGAGTGCAAGTTGAAAGGAGCCTATGCTCAGCGGAAGTGGTTGAGTATACAACATACTAGTTGGTTTCTAAAAAGTGCATTCTCCGCGCATCAACATGAGCAATGGATGCCTTTTTTCAACTCGAGTAGTAAGAGAGACGATCTTGCAGATTGTTTCCTGATGTGTATCAATGGGCTGTGTGGAATTCCAGGTTCAAAAAAGGTCACACAACCAAAAGCTAAGCAAGCAAAGACCCGGAAACGTATAGTTACTTCGTCATCACGTAAAAATTAAAATAATTCTACTGTATAAGTATGATTATTAATGAATTTGAAAAACTTGCATTGAAAAAGTTCAAGATTAAAAGTATTCTAAGAGACGCCACAATACTTTGTCTTGGAAAAAGACGGTCGGGTAAAAGTTGGCTTGTTAGGGATATTTTCTACCATCACCGGCACATTCCGTCCGGAGTTGTGTTTTCTGGAACCGAAGAGGCATCTCCATTTTACTCTGACTTTATACCAGATTGCTTTATACACCCCGAATATGACCCTGAAATTATAGATTCATTAATGAACAAGCAAAAACGAAAAATAAGAGAGGCGAAAATGACAAACAAATCAGATACAGGAAAACTCCCTTCTAACAATTTGTTCATAGTGCTGGATGACATGCTCCACGATGCACAAAACTGGAAAAAAGACAAGACAATAAAAAGCATTTTCTTTAATGGGCGACATTTCAACTTTCTTTTCGTCCTTACATTGCAATATCCGCTTGGTATTACACCCGAACTTCGAAGTAATATAGACTATGTTTTCATTTTCAATGAGCCTTCAGTGAAAAATAGAAAGAAAATTTACGAAGACTATGCTGGTATGATACCAAGTTTCGATCACTTTTGCAACATCCTTGATGCATGCACGCAAAATCACGAGTGTCTTGTCATCAAAACCTCTGCAAATACGTCCAGTTTAAAAGACCAAATATTCTGGTACAAAGCTCAATTCCACAACAACTTTCATGTGGGTCATCCTAAACTTTGGAAGTATCATCAACAACATTACAACTCGAAGTATGAAGAGGAAGCGGAAAACGCAAAATTCGAAGTGGATGAGCTCAAGAAAAAGTTTGCCAAGACTAGAAAACTCAAAGTCATAGTAAGTAGAACGGGCGATGTCGTCGGTTACCAGCAAGAATCAGACTAGATGAGTACGGTGTCGTAGTACCTAATTAATATAGCATTTAATCGTTTGGTTTTTCTTGAAACGATCCATCGCTCAATCGCATTGCTGCCATATTTATATTCTAAATCGTTATGTCGTTTAATAACATGCAACCCCTTGATTATTGTGTTTTTATGTTGATCAAGCCATGGGTGCACAAGGAGGGCGTCAAGTTCGGCGCGGTCTGTTTTCTTTACGTATTTCATGAGTGATGTTTTGGAAAGGTGTATGTGAGTGTGTTTGTGTAAGTAGGTGTGTTCTTTGTTTAATTTCAGTTTTCTATTAGATTGTTTTCTACTAGATAAACATGTGTTCGGCCTCCAATTTTTATACGTCTCTTTGTCAGTGGATTAATCATCCACGCAGAATCAATGTTTGCCCTACACATTGGACACAAGGGATGGTTTGTATCAATGTGTTGCTTTAGGCAATTCTTATGGAATTGATGCTTACAACATGTCAAGGTGGTCTCTCCTGATGTGGTGTCAAAGCAGATGTTGCAGCTATAATTCGTACCCACAAATGCTTTAAAATCAGTATCATCGTCTCCTTTTATTTCTTTGTATTCCATGTAATTGTAAAAATGTTGCAACAATGATATAATTTGCTCATAATTCACCCAAAAGTCATCAATCTCAAAGCATCGTGTATAGTATCTCTCCATGGTGTGTTGTTGTGCTAGCACATACAAGTCATTGAATATAGTACCGACATTTGTGAGTAGATAATTATGCATAAATTGCCGAAATATGTCTATCGTCTCGTTTTGCAAATAACGTATTAGACAGGTTATCCATGTCTGATATTGTACATACACTGTATAAGATGGGTCGTCAGTCCCTCCAGGCTCATATGTGTACGGGTGGTTGTCAAGAAAGGAGTGAAACGTGACCAATACAGTTTCAATACCCATGCTGGATGTCCATTTCTCGAGGATGCTATCACCCCACGTGTTCAAAATGGTTGAACAACACTTGCCATTCTCATACATGTTTGGATGGATTCTAACGCCATCATAGTTGAGAAACGTTACCTCGGGTGGGGAATATGGATAGTCATCAGGTATTTTCAAGTCTAGTCTGATAAACTTGTGCCTGTACACGCTATCATATGGCGCCTTTATAATAGCATGGACTTTTTGTACATTAGATTCGTCAAAATATACAAGATACTCATTCTCAAGAAATGGTTTGCTGGGTCTGTGTTGCTCATTATAGAGATTCCTTATCTCCTTGACAAGTCTTTTGTTTACACTCATTTGCACTACTACTACTACTGCTACGAAACATTTTATAAATCAATTTGTTTACGCTGCACGCAAACGCCCTTGTTTATACATGTCATACAATTTTTCCTTAATCTTGCGCTCTTTCATGCTTTCTTTCTTTTCAGCTTGTACAATTTCAGGATCTCGTATGTAGATTATATTGTCTTTTAATTGGACAGACCATACCAGGTTTTGTTTTATATTGACAAGCATAATATAATCAGGGTAGCTTGATTTCATTAAAAATCCACCTGTGCGAAACTTTCTTGTTCGTATGTTGATGTACTTTATCCATGTTTTATATAACGGCAGTGTCTCCAAAGCTTGCTTATCGGCCATCGTTTTGAGAGCAACACATCCTTTCAACCTTGTTTTAATATCGTCTATAGTCATGTTATCTTGTATAGTTCCACCCCGTGGTACTTTATAGTTGCTATCCGCCAGAGATTGATATAATGGGGGCTGCGTTTCGGTCAGGGTGTTTGTTATTGTAGAAGTAGTGTCGTCCGTCGTTGTGTCTTGGGTTGTCGTTGTGTTTTGGGTTGTCGTTGTTTGGCATGTGCTTTGTTTTTCTATGATGAGTTTTTTCCTCATTAGTGTTTCCTTAACTGAAAAGCAACATATTATTTTTCATTTTACACGAATTCAAGATTCAATAAGTTTTGTTAAAATATAAGACAATTAGTAGTATGCTAGAGAAATTTTCAAACTTTATCTACAACAAACTTTATCCAAATGTCAACCAGATTGCGGATCGATTATGGTTAGGGAATAGTT